CCTTTGTGCTATAAACCTTGGTTTCTTACCGAAGTGAAGGAATGAGCAGTCGCTCAAACTCCTTCGTCGAACGAAACCAACACTCGTTAGATCGAGTAGTCTGTGGACGAAACATCTTGCTGGTGCCGATGAATATTATAATGAAATAACATTTTCTAGCGGCCCCTGGGCTCTTAGTGACAAAGAGTGGCATCTCTGCCAATCATTTTCAATTTTTGTGTGGATTTCTTATAAATCCTACAATACCATAGGTATTGAATGAAACTCAAATAATTGTAAAATATGTTTCTTGTTAAGATTCGGGTGAAGAGATAATTGATCTTCTTAACCTGGTTGATCGTAATCCAACCTTGTCTCTCCCCTAGAAAGGAGATCCAAGATGTTAGCCTACGACTTCCACTGGTTGCCCAGATCAATTAAATTCACCTATTGTTGTTGGTGAACATAACCTTCAATCTTAACAAGGTCGCTAGAACTGTTGTCGGGTGTCCGATAAAGGACTACACTATGTGTATCGCTTTGGACCGTTAAGCCCTACAGTTGATAGAGGTTGAAATTGAAAAGCTTTCAACTCCAAACCTATCAATGAGAGGCATCCCGTGTTCTAGGACATTCGAGTATTAATTATAATCTGGCTCGTCTAGGAGAAGAAGAAATTCTACTACCTAGCTAATCCAACCGGGTAACTCCCGCCCTTATTCAAGGGACACTGCGGCCCAATATCTATGATATTGGAAACCGAGTTTGAAAATCGTTTGCTTATCGAGGGATAAAGTATCCCCGCATTTAACCAATGAAAAGTTTAAATTTCTTTAAAATTTCCAAAAGTCAAATGAGCAATGTCGACTTCAATGTGTCTACCTTCAGAAATGGAGGTAAATCAATTATTCTACACTTGTTAAGACAAGTGTATTTAATTGGTGGGAGACCGACAAGATTAAGAGCCTGAACTATAAAACAGTTTTTGATAAAACTGAATCACTTGAAAAGAGATAACGGTTTACCTGGGGTAGTTAAATACCTTAAAGTATGTACTGTTGTTCTTCAGCAAGTGATAGCTGGTCATGCACTATCCGACTGTGGACTTCTAGGTATGAGAATATCTAGAACCCATAGCGGAATACCAAGAATTATACCCCCTAGATATAGAGGATTAATTAAAGGTGGGCACGCTTGATCTATTAGGTTTTGATTAACTCTTTTTAGCTTATATAGAAACATAAGCTACAAAGGTCCTTTGAAATTGAAAACTATAACTGACCCCTCGAAAGGTCAATTATTGAATTTTCTTCCCTCATTGGATCCCTTCATCAGATTATTCTGTTTAGGGGACTTAATACTTAAACCAAGTAGACCATTTCCGATCCTTACTGCAAGTCCTAATACAAGAGGAAAAGATGAATATTCAACACAATTTAAAGTTCTAATTAGATCTTTATTTGTGATGAAATATCACTATCCTGATGTACTAGGGTCCTTACTTTACATTATCGATTTTACAAAATCGAGTTCTCTGAGAACTCTTTATTCCAGAGTTAACTCGAAAATAGAATCTTTAATGAGGAGATCGGAAGTGCTAAGCACATCTGTATTCCAAGATCCCGAATTAACCTTAAACAGGTTTATTGGGAAATTGGCAATAAAAGATGAGCCTGCTGGGAAAGTGAGAGTATTCGCTATGGTAGACTGTTGAACTCAATGGACACTTAAAAGTTTACACGATTTGATTTTTTCGATTTTATCGAAACATCAAATGGATGGAACTTTTGACCAATTGAAACCCTTAAAGTGGGTTCCTTTTGGAAAATGTCCTATTGATTCATTAGATCTATCTGCGGCTACTGACAGATTACCTATTTGGTTGCAACAACTATTATTAAGTAGAATCTTTGGTAAAGCATTTGCTTACCATTGATCTAATTTATTAGTAGGAAGAACCTACAGTATAACTTCTCTTTTAGCAAGATTATTAATTAATAAAAATTACATAAAAACATGTAATCCTATAATGAAAATTTTGTTAAAAGAAGGAGTTAAATATACTGTTGGGCAACCAATGGGTGCTTTGTCAAGTTGAGCTATGTTAGCTCTAACTCATCACTTTATAGTGCAGCACTGTGCTTGAGAAGTGGGGTACTCAAGATCATCATTATTCCAAGATTATGCAATCTTGGGAGATGATATCGTTATTTGAGATCTTAAAGTTTCACAGAAATACCAAAGTATTATGGCCCTATTAGGTGTTGAATTAGGGATTGCAAAATCCGTAATCTCACCTAGTGGTTTAGGATTAGAATTTGCTAAAAGAACTATCTTTAAAGGAGAGGACGTAAGTCCTGCACCTTTAAAAGAAGCTCAAGCAGCTCATAGAAATATGAGTGGTGCTTTAGAGATAATGAGAAAATACTCATTAAGTCCTAATAGCTTAATCAAATTCCTAGGGTATGGTCCATCTGTTGTAATAACTAAAAACAATCTTAAAATGAAAATTTTGAGAATGATTTTAGCGTTACCCTCAAATGCTCTTCAAATGAGTAATCTTCTAATCTTCCAACAAATGTTGTGAGGAAAAGAAGACTACTTAGCATTGAGAATCCAAAGAAGGCATATGGTTAAGGTTATAATGAACTATTTGATTGATCTAAAAAGAAGAATCGATTTAGATCAATCAACATTACACCAATGGATTTTAGAGAAATCTCTAAATTCCTCTCCAATGTGAAACATGATGACGGATATCTTTAAAGATAATCCTTTATCACCTGCTTTCGCAACTGGAGTGGTATATTCAGTATATGAAGACCAAGCCCATAAAAAATTGAAAGATTTAATCTCTTTTAAGCAAAGAGTTCAATCTTATATTTATATGTTGACTTATCTTCATACTACTATTAGTTCACCTAACTACCTTATACCTCCTTTAATGGATGACAAATTGTGAAATAACCACAGAGACGTATTCATGAAAATTGTATCGTCTATGATACAATTGGAACATGAATACGACTCAGTCTCAATTCAGTTAATCTTAAAACCGAAAAGAGCAGAAGTTGTCTCAAAAGTTTTACCTTTTGAAAACAAATCTACCTTACGGTTTTGAAATTACTGAATTAAAGTATTATCAAAAACAAATTTCGACAATATTTAAT